CGCAACCCCGGACGGATCGCCGGGGGTGGTTGGTTCGCTGCTGACGTGCCACGAATGGCTTACGGCCCGCGACTGCTGGCCGATCATTCGGAAAGGCGGTGCCGCGTGAACTTCACCAACAAGCAGCTAGGCCGATGGGCGAAAGAGGCGGCCGAAAAGGCGGTCGAGTGGGCCAGGGTGGTAAACCCCGCCCTATCGCCCGAAGCGGCCGAAGCGTATCGCGCCGGCGTCCTACACGGCTTCGGGGAAGCCGTTGCGGCCCTGAAGTTCCACGGGGCCATTACCGAGTCGTTCGGGGAAGGACGGGCCGCGTGAACGTGCAACACCTGCTTTTCTCCGACATCCCCGAAACGACGGCCGTACAGCCGACGCTATGGGATATGTCGGGGCCGCGCGAGAGCGATACCACCTGCCCAGAGTGTGCGCGGCCGCTGGTCGAGACGGTTTCCGGCTGGTGGACATGCCCGGCCGGGTGTCTGCGGCTGTTGCCGCAAGGGGGTATGGAATGAAAGTGCCGCGTGACAAGAACGGGCTTTCGATTCAGGACGGGGACCATGTGACGGTCCAGGTCGGCGACGGCCCCGCGGAACAGGCACGGGCCGGGCGCATCTACCCGCCGAATCCGGCGCTTGAAGGGTGCGTATTGGTCGAGTTCCCCAACGGCACCGCGCAGTGGATGCCGGGCCACTATTTGACCGTGAACGGCCGACCTTGACAGGTCGGGAGTGATAGACGAACCTACGGCCGATGCCAGGCGGCCACAACCAACCCCGACCGGCCGCAACAATCTCCCCCAGAGGTTGGAGCTGGCACTCAGCGGCCGAGTCGGGGCTTTCTCTGCCAGGGGAAAAACCATGACGACGATGAGCAAATCTGCCCGCGAAGAGAAGCGGGCCGAGGCTATCCGCGACCTGCGGAAGATGCTGAAGCCGGGCGACACGGTGTACACGGTCTTGCGGCACGTCAGCGCCTCAGGCATGACGCGCGGCATCGACCTGTACATCATCCGCAAGAATGTGCCGGTGTGGATCACGGCCTACGTCGGCCACGCCATCGACTCGCCGCAGTCGTTGAAGGACTGGCGGGAGCAACGCGGCCTGCGCGTGCAGGGGTGCGGGATGGACATGGGGTTCCATGTGGTCTATTCGCTCGACTGCGCGTTGTTCCCGAAGGGGTTCAAGGTGGAAGGCCGGGGCCGCAACGGCGATACCAGCGGCCACGACAACGACGGCGGATACGCTCTCAATCAAAAGTGGCTGTAACCCAACCCGCGGGGCCGCGCCCAGCGGCCCCGGCGTCCCACACCTGGGGCGACCCGACACACCCTAACCCAAGGAGCCAACGATGAGGCCGACCCAGACCGACGAAACCGACACTCTGGAAGTGACCTATGACGGCGGCCAGCCCGGCACGCCGTCCTTTGCCGTGGCCAAGGTGATTGCCAAGCACCCCGGCCCCGGCATCAAGGCCGCGCTCGAAGAGTTCGTGGTGGACACGACCGGCCAGACGGTGGCCGAGTACATGGCCCTGAACCACCCGGACAAGAAAATACTGAGCTACCGACCCGTGGCCGCGCGGCCCTTGACGCTTCACCCGCAGGTGCGAACCGACCAGACGCCGCTACCGGCAAACGCCTTCAGCGATGGAGAGCCGAGAGTGACGGAGCCGCCGCCAATCGGTCGGCCGTGGTGCCCAGCCTGCAAGATGTTTTGCATGGAGCCGTACATCGGAACCCTTACCCCATGCTGCGGCGTCTTGTGCGAACGACGGCCGGAGCCGACCTTGACCCGCGAAGAGACGGAGCGGTTCAAGGCCACGCTCGCGGAGGGAGCGGCAGCGGCCGAGGAGCGACAGGAGAAGCGATTCGCCGAGAACCAAGCAGACCGTGAAGCCATCCTCGCGGAGTTAGAGGCCGGGTTCGCGGCCCCCGAAATGATGACGCCGCGCGAGACCGTATGCGACGTATGCGGCTGCCCCGGCGACCTGAGCCGGGCCGAGGCGCCTGGGGCCGGTGAGACCTGGGCGTGTGGGCCGTGTCAGGATGGATCGGTGCGGAAGTGACCAGACACCCATGCGACGACTGCGGCCAGGACCGATGCCCGCCTTCGTGCCGCGCGGCCGCAACAGCGGAGGATGAACCAGTGGACGAACTACTTTTCGAGCGGGTGAAGCAGCTACGGGCAATTGATGAGCGGCTGGATGATGCCCAAAAACTGATGAACAAAGACATTATGCCGAAAACCGTTATCTTCGGCCTGCGCAACGACTTGGCCGACATGATCCGCGAGGCCGAGCGGCAGCACGCGGAATTCTGATACACTCGCGGCCAAGGAGGGGCCACCCATGCCGACGGAACGCACTCTCGCCGAACTCGTGTCGATTTACTGGCGAACTGAACTGGCCGCGCAGCGGACCCGATCCGCTGCCGCGGCCCCAACGAGGAGGAGAGCGATGGCCTGTGAGACATGCGGCCACACGATGCAGTGCTTGAAAGCCAACGACTTCGCCAGCCCCGGCATCTTCTGGTGCCCCCGCTGCGGCACCATCTGCGGCCAGACTGACATTCCGCAAGGGGATCGGCCCCAAGCCCCGAAGCTGGTCGAACGGTGCCGCGAGTTCGAGAAGTCTCTGGTCGCCGCCGGCATGATGACGGACGTTCAGCCGTGGCGTACGCTCGGCATCGCCGAGAGCATCCACCCGCCGGCCGACCGGCCCAACAAGGAGTAGCCGATGCCGACCGAAACGGAATCCCCTTGGAAAGAAGCCGACATAACGGTCGGCGGCGTCAAGTTGACACCGGCCCAAGCTATGACGGTGCGCGTCGCGCTCGCCGCGTTCGTCATCGAAATGGTGGGGACCGTAGACCCGCTGGGAAAAGATGAACGCGGTCGGCAGATCGCCAAGAACTACGTCGCCAGGGCAAACGAAGTGCTGGAACTAATCATGAAAGGGACCAAATGAGCGAACCCACAACCGCCCTCGCCGCCCCCGACCACCTTTCGCTTCTGCGGCTCGCCGTGGAGAAGGGAGCCAGAGCCGACGAACTGGAGAAGCTGGCCGCGCTCGCCGAGCGGCTGGAGGCGAACCGGGCGAAAGCCGCGTTCACCGCCAGCTTCAACGCCTGCCAGAAGGAAATGCCCGTCTTCGTTCGCGATGCCCAGAACAAGCGGGTGAGCAGCGAACGCAAGACGTACATCTACCTCGAAACGATCCAGGCCGCCTTGCGGCCGATCTACACCAAACACGGCTTCGCGATCTCGTGGAGCCAGGGCGACGTGGCCAAGGAAGGCTATACCCGCGTCATCGGCAAGCTGCATCACGTCGCCGGCCACTCGGAGCAGTACCAGGGCGATTACCCCCTCGACGGCCGCGGGGCCAAGGGCGGCGAAGTCATGAACCCGCTGCAAGGCACGGTGTCGAGCCACACCTACGCCCAGAGGGACATGCTCAGGCTGATGTTCAACCTCACCATCGCCGACTACGACCTCGACGGCGAGCGTGAGCCGGCGCCCAGCGAAGGTATCCTCGCCGACCAGTTGGCCGAGTTGAACGCGCTCGCCCGCGCTGCCGACAGCCTACCCGGCCAGAAGATGAGCATGGCCAAGTTCTGCAAGTGGGTGTCGGCCGCGAGCAAGCGGGAAGTGACCGGCTTCGAGCAGTTCGACCAGAACCAATTCCTGATCGCCAAGGCCGAGCTATTGGCGGTCATCAAAGAGAAGGAAGGGAGCAAGCAGAAATGAATCTGACCCGAGCCCTTGTCGTGCTGGACGTGGAAACGACCGGCACCGACCCCATGACGGACAGCATCGTCCAGTTCGGGGCCGTGCGGATCGAGCCGGGCGGCTCGCAAGAGTGCCTGAACATGCTCGTGAACCCCGGATGCAAGATTCCGGCCGAGGCCACGGCGATTCACGGCATCACAGACGCCCAGGTCGAGATGCGCCCGAAGTTCCCCGACTTGGCCCACTTGGTCGTCGGCTTCCTCGCCGACGCCGACTTCGCCGGCTACCGCCTGCGGTCGCTGGACCTGCCCATCGTCGACCAGGAGCTTCGCCGCTGCGGGAGCAAGCTGCCGACCGGAGCCGAGATTATCGACGTGTACGGCATCTGGGCGAAGGCCCTGCCGCGAACGCTGAAGGATGCCGTGCGGTTCTTCTGCGGCCGGGAGATGCCCGACGCGCACGACGCACTGGCTGACGCCCAGGCCACGCTCGACGTGCTGCACGGCCAACTGGCAGCCTTCCCTCAATTTGAGGGAATGAGCGCGGCCGCGCTGGCGATCCTGAGCAACATGGGCGACCGAGTGTACGCGGACCTCGCCGGGAAGCTGTACAAGGACGCCGACGGCGACTTGCGCTACAGCTTCGGGAAGCACCGGGACACGAAGGTCCGAGACGAGACCGGCTTCGGCCACTGGATGCTCGGCAAGGACTTCCCCGGCAACACGCTGGACGTTCTGTACGCCGAGTTGAAGCGGCTGGAAGGCCGAGGCCGCGGCGAGTTGCCGTTTGAGGAAGCCAAGGACATTCCATTTTGAGGAACCCGACCGATGAGCGACTGGAAATTCAAAGTCATCTTCTGCCCCCAGGTCTCAGACATCTGGTGGGCCGTGCATCGCGGCGTGATCGGCGCAAGCGATTTGGACAAGGTGCTGACGCCGGTAGGCAAGAAGTGTGCCGAGCAGGAAGGCCACGCCGGGGACCATCGCATCGCCGAGGAAGGCGAGAGGCCCAAGAGCAAGGGCCGCTGCCAGGTGATGGTGCCGTACATGTCGGAGCAGGTTGACGGCGTGATCGACCAACTCATTGCCGACCTCTACTGTCCGAGCCCCAATTATTTCACGGAGCGAGGGGTGCCGGTCAACACCTACGCGATCCAGAACGGCAAGGACATGGAGCCGGAGGCCCGCCAGTGGCTCTCATTCCGCGCCGGCCTGGACGTGACCGAAGTAGGCTGCTGCTTCAACGAAGACTTCACGCTCGCCTGTTCGCCGGACGGATTGGTCGGCCTCGAATGGGAGCCGGACGCGGGCGGCGAGTGGCAGGGCCAGCCGTGGTATTGGGCCAAGGCGAAGGCGTCGGTCGAGTTGAAGGTGCCGCTGCTCAAGACCCACCTGCGGTATCTGCTCGACGGCGGGTTGCCCCAAGAATACCGGCCGCAGTGTGCCGGCCACCTGATCGTCTGCGGAGTGGAGTACGTCGAGTTCGTCAGCTACTCCAACGTGAAGCCGCCGCTGAGGGTGCAGGTGTACCCGGACGACTACACCAAGCACATGCGAAACGCGCTGAACGAATTCCACGGCCGGTACAACACGGCACTAACCAAGCTCAAGAACCTGTAAGGAGGCGAGCATGACCCGCAAGCCGCAACAGACCGGCCCCACGGCCGAGGATATCTCTCGGCATGAGGAGGAAGTGGCAAAGTTCCTGCACGAATACCACGACATGCCGGAAGACGCGGAAGAGGCCGTCTGGTTCAAGAAGCTGCCGGTGAGCGCCCGACTCTGCCTCATCCTCGGCCGCTGCCACGCGATGTATTCCTTCGGCAGCACCCCGGAAGAAAAGCTGGAGTTGACGGAACAAATCGCGTGGCTCACGCCTGTCGCCATCAAGCAACTCGGAATCGAAGCCCTTGCCGATCAGGGCGGCCCCGGCTAGTTTCTGGGAGTCAGCGCGAACGCTCCCAACATTCATGCAAGCCCTCGACCCCCGCTGCGCGTCATCGTTCGCGCTTTGAAGCCGGCGGGCGGTCGGGGCACATTCGGACCACCACATGACCGCCGATTACATCCTCGACCCCGAGTTCCGCGACCTCCTCCCCCGGCACAATCCGCAGGAGAAGCAGGCGCTCCGCAAACTCATCAAGGACCGCGAACACGTTGACCCCGGCGTGGTCGGCGTGATCCAGGGCGACCGCGTGTTGGTGGACGGCTACACCCGAGAGGAAATCTGTGCCGACGAAGGCATTCCCTTCCCCACCCGCGAGGTGCACTTCGAGGATCGGCAGGCCGCCAAGGACTGGATCATCGACAACCAGTACGGCCGCCGGAACCTGACCGACGAACAGCGGGCCTATTTCCGCGGGAAAGAATACCTCGCGGCGAAGGGGAAGCCTCTCCCTCAAAATGAGGGAACCGGGGGCGCGGCGAAGAAAGTGGCCGGCAAACGCAAGGTGAGCAAGGCCACCGTCGAGCGCGATGCCGAGTTCGCCAAGGGGGCCGACAAGCTGACACCCGAGGCCCGGAAGAAGCTGCTGGAAGGGGGCGGCCAGACGAAGGCCCAGGTCGCGACCGGCATCTTCTGCGACCGCTGCGAGCGGGCCGGGCCTAGCAAGAACTGCAAGGCATGTGCGGCCCTGCGGGAAGAGGCGAACAAGAAGAAGAAGGCGGCCAAGGTCAAGTCGCCGAGCGGCCAGGTCAAGTTCGACTGGCGGAAGTGGGAGGCCGAGTTCGGCGCTCTGTACCGGCAGGTGGACAAGCTGGCCGGTGGCTACAAGGACAAGGCCAAGGAGAACGACCGCGGCGACGAGATGCGGGAACACCTGAAGCAGTTCAAGGCCGGGATGCGGCAGTGGTATCGGGAACTGAGCGGGCAGAAACCTCCGACGGAGTAGCACCATGTCCGAACCTGTACTGTTCGTCGGCGGCCCACTCGACGGGGAACGGCGAGTGATGCAAACCGACGTTTCCCATTTCGAGGTTGTCGTTGCCGCCAAGGCGAGAGCGCTTTGGAGGATCGACCGCGATGACCGATCAGCGTTTGAACTGATCCACTACTTCCGATTGCGTATCTGCGGAATCTGCTTCTTCGCAATGGAAGGCATGGGGGCAGACGACGTGATCTTCGCCCTGGTGGACCGATACCCGAAGCCGGCACCGAAGGCGCGGCATTAATGCTCCCACTCTGGCCACACCAGGAATACGCCCTCCGCGCGATCCCCGAAGCGGTCGCGGCCGGACACCGCCGCATCCTGCTCTGTACGCCGACCGGCGGCGGCAAGACCCGCACCATCGCCGAGGCGATCCGCGGGTGGCTGGCCGAGGGGCTGAAGACCATCCTCTACACGAACCGCGTTATGTTGTTGGAGCAGTTGACCCGTGTGCTGACTGAGGCCGGCTTGCCCTATGGGGTGCGCGCGGCCGGGTGGGAAGAGGAGCAAGACCCCAGCGCGTTGCTTCAGGTAAGCATGACGCAGACCGAGGCCGCCAGGGTGTTGCGGAAGCAGACCCACAACGTCGTCCCGGCCAAGCGGATCGTGGTGGACGAGGCCCACTTGCAGATCGGCCCCAAGATGGCCGAGTTGATGGTGAAGCACCTGGAAGACCCCGAAGCCGTCGTCGTCGGCCTGACCGCCACGCCCATCGGCATGAAGGACTACTACGACCACCTGATTATCGCCGGGACCGTCAGCGAGTGCCGCGACTGCGGCGCCCTGGTGCCGGCCCTTCACTACGGCCCCGACGAACCGGATTGGGCCGAGTACCGGAAGCTGAAGAAGGGGAAGTCGCCGGGGGAAACCGACGACGTGAGCGAGGCCCACGCGCGGCACCTGATGATGCGGCCGGGCGTGTTCGGCCGCGTGAAGGAGTGGTTCGACGTGTTGAATCCCGACCATCGGCCGACCGTGTTGTTCGCGCCGGGGGTGAACGAGAGCCTGTGGTTCGCCGAGCAGTTCGCCCGAGCCGGTGTCTCAGCCGCGCACATCGACGGCGACGATGTTTGGATCAAGGGGGAGTGGCGTCATGCCGACCGGGAAGCGAGGGAAGAAACGCTCAAAGCCTCACAAAGCGGGGACGTTGTACTTCTCTGCAATCGGTACGTTCTCCGCGAAGGGATTGATGCGCCTTGGCTGTCGCATGGGATTTTTGCCACCGTGTTCGGTTCCCTACAAAGTTACCTTCAAAGTGGTGGACGACTTCTTAGAAGTCACCCTTCGCTTCAAGCCGTGACCATCCAGGACCACGGCGGCAACTGGCTCCGACACGGCTCCCTGAACGCCGACCGCGAGTGGTCTATCGAGTACACGGCCTCCATGCACGCCGGGCGCCGGAACGACCGCATCCGCGAACGCCGCGAGCGTGAGCCGGCCGTGTGTCCGAAGTGCAAGCGGATCGTCACCGGCCGCGTCTGCACCTGCGGCAACGAAATGCACATCAAGAGCCGGTCAGTCGTGCAATCCACCGGGGAGCTTCGGGAACTGCGGGGCGACATCTTCAAGCCGCGCTCGGTGTGCAAGCAGGCCAGGGGGCCGGAGATTTGGGAGCGGATGTACTTCCGCTCGAAGACGGAGAAGGGGGCCAGAACCTTCGCCGCGGCCTTCGCTTTGTTCGCCCAGGAGAACTACTGGCAGTGGCCCGACCTGTCGTGGCCGCTGATGCCGCTGGACCATGACGACCGATACCGGCTGGTGGCCACGGTCCCAATGGACCGGCTGCGGCCGAAGCCGCTCCCTCATCGTGAGGGTTGACCCAAGGAGGCTAGAGCGATGCCCGACCTATTCTCCGATTTCGAGGGGGACGCGAAAGCCCGCCGTGACGAAGGCATGGGGCGAGTTACCGCAAACGCCGGGCCTTGGGTTCCCGCAGCACGCACCGAGATAGCCAAGCTGCGGGGCTGGTGTGGGACGGGCGAGGACCTGCGGTTGCTGCTCGTACCGCTGATCGGCCCGCCGCACCACCACAACGCCTGGGGGCCGCTCATCAAGTACGCCATCGAGCGGCACTGGCTGTTCCCGACTGGCGAGCGCCGGCACATGAAGTCGAAGAAGAGCAACGCGAGAAGTACGGCCGTTTACCGATCCCGATGAAGCCCGATGGAGGGGCGGTCTTGGCCGTTCTCCCGCGTTGCTGTCAC